AACCTGCCCAGCGGCCGGAGCCTCCACTACATGAAGCCCAGGATCGAGAGCGTCTTGGCTCCGTGGGGCAAGTATAAGAACTCCCTGACCTACGACGGGTTGAACGACAAGAACCAATGGGTCCGCACGTCCACCCACCCAGGGAAGCTCACAGAGAACGTAGACCAGGCCATCGCTCGCGATCTCCTGGCCGACGGGATGATGAAGGCGGCCAAGAACGGCATCCCCATCGTCATGCACGTCCACGACCAAATTCTAGGTCTCGTAAGGGAGGAAGAAGCCGAAGAACGACTCCAGGTGCTCATCGAGTGCATGACCGATCTGCCCCCGTGGGCGAAAGGTATGCCAGTGGGAGCGGCTGGTCACATCTCAAAATGGTTCGTCAAAGACTAAGGAAACCAACATGTCTATCAATGGAAAATCCGCCCGCCACATCTCCGAGGAAATAATCGTCCAGATCATCCAAATCCGAACGCAGACAGGCCCCACGACTCGTATCATGCGCCAGATGCCGGAGCCCAAGGTCTTCGTGGACGTGGCTTACGAGTGCGGCGACCAGCATAGCATCCCTATCGAGGACTTCCTGGATGACTTCGAGATGGTCCGGGAGATCACGTTGCGGTCGGTCGAGATCGAACACGATGCGGACGACACGGAGTTCTGGGTGGGCCTCCACGAGTTCATGGTGAGCCAAGGTTTCGACGGGCTTTTCGAACCCGAAGTCGAAGAGGATTTCGAGGCCGAATGTGAAACCCCCGCGACTCGAGTCCACTAATGTCGGAAGAAGCGGTCGAAGCCACGGTAGACGCCATCGCCAAGCGCAACGGCTACCTTGTCAGGAAGGTCTCCTGGCGGGGTCGCCGTGGTGCGCCGGACAAGGCGTATATCGGGCACGGCCGCTTCATCCTGATCGAGTTCAAGAAGAAGGGCGAAATCCTGGAGGGGCAACAGAGCCGCGAATGGAAGCGCCTGAAAGCGAAATACGGCGATGTGCATTGGGCTGATAACGTGGCCGATGCCTTGAAGATATTGGGGACCGAGTGATGGCGAAAGGCGACACCAGACTGTATCTCCAACCAGAAGCCTATGGGCTATTCGAAGGCTTTGACCGGACCCTGACATACGAGGATTTCGATGAGTATCAAAAATGGATGAGCAAGAAACTGGAGACCAGCAAGGCCGTCCTCCTGGGGGCGTTCATGGGCAGCGGGAAGACGGCGACGACGCTCCACGCCTTCTGGAAACTGTGGACGGAGGGCAAGGTCAAAAAGGCCCTGATTATCGCGCCCTTAAACGTGGCGAAGGACACCTGGCCGGACGAAATTATGGTGTGGGACTTCGCACGGGAACTCCAATACGCCGTGATAGTCGGGGACGAAGAAACGAGACTCAGGGCGCTTGAAGAAGAGGCCGAACTCTTCATCATCAATCGCGAAAACCTCAAATGGCTCTACCAACTAAAGGGCCACATGTGGTTCAAACAGTTCGACATCCTGATCTACGACGAAGCCTCCAGGCTCAAGGGCGCGGACAAGAAGACCAGGAAGGGCCGCCCTCGCAAGGACGGCACCGTGAAGCCTCGGTCGCGGTCAGAGTTCGGCTACACGGCCCAGGTCCGGCGCGCGATCCCTCGCGTCTGGGAACTCTCTGGAACGCCGTCCTCGAACGGCCTGATCGACCTGTGGGGGCCTGGATACATCCTGGACTTCGGGAAGCGCCTGGGCACGTCCCTGACGGCCTTCCGCGAACGCTGGTTCCAGTATGACCAATACAAGCGGACCTGGAACCCGTTCATGCACTCCGAGGGCGAGATCATGGCGATTCTCAAGGACATCATGTTCGTTCTCCGAGAGGAAGACTACATCAAGCTCCCGCCGCTCAAGGTCTACGACCGCTTCGTGAATATGGAGCCTCGCCACATGGCGAAATACCGTGAGTTCCAGCGCACCCTGGCGCTCGAAGAATACGACGTGGAGGCCGTGAACAAGGGGGTCCTGTCGAACAAGCTACTCCAGTTCTCCAACGGCTCGATCTACTCGGACGCTGACATGGACGATCCCGACTGGACGCCCACCACGCCGCCGAAGGCCAACCACATCCACGACCGCAAGCTGGAAGAACTTGGCTCGATCTTCGAGGAAGCCAACGGGGCGCCAGTCCTGATCGCCTACACGTTCAAGTTCGATGTCCACGCGATCAAGAAGAAGTATCCGTGGGTCCGCGTCTACGGCGAGACACCGAACGATCTCAAGGATTGGAACCAGGGCAAGCTCAAGGCGATGATCTTGCACCCAGCCTCGGCGGGACACGGTTTGAACTTCCAGCACGGCTCGAACATCGCCGTCTGGTATGGACTCAACTGGTCGTTAGAATTATACCAACAGTTTAATAAGAGACTGCATCGTCGGGGACAGAAAGGCGAGAGCGTCAAGCTCTACCGTATCCTCACGAGGGACACTCACGACGAATGGGTTGCCGAGACCCTGGAGAACAAAGCCGCGACCCAGGACCAGATTGTGGAATACGTCCGCGTGAGCATGTCTCAGATACGCGAAGACATGTAAAGGATCGCAGCATGAGCGCCGACGAAGAAGACCTTATGGGTGCCCCAGCGAAGCCGGACCCCCACGCCAGTATGAAGGCACCGCCGAAGCGGGAGCCTCGCGAGATCACATCTGCGGATGCCAATGAGGGCACGATCAAGATGACCGGAGCCATGCAAGGCGTCACGGTCTACTGGTTGTCCCAGGTCTTCGGACTGACACCCGAAACCGTTCGTAAGCGGCTCGCGGACTGCACCCCAGAGTCCATCTCCGGCAAGAGCAATCGGTATCGCGTGAAAGACGCCGCCGAGTTCCTGGTGGAGCCGAAGATCGACATCGAGAGCTACATGAAGCGGATGCGGCCAGGGGACCTCCCACCGTTGCTCCAGAAGGAAGTCTGGGACGCCCGCCTCAAGCGCCAGAAGTGGGAGACGATGGCAGGGGACCAATGGCACACGAACGATGTCATGGAAGTCCTGTCGGACGTGTTCTCGATCATCAAGTCCACGATCCAGCTATGGCCGGACACCCTGGAGCGCACGGAAGGGCTCACAGACGAACAACGGCAACTCCTGGTCGTCATGGGGGACACTCTCCAGGATGAGATCTACCAAGGCATCAAGGGCATGGCCGCGAAGAAAAACACCAAGAGCACCCTCTACGATCTTAACGGATACGAGGAAGACGAAGAAGAGGACCTGCTATGAGCGACCATACCTTCATGACCCTGGAAGAGATGGTCCTGTCGTCCGCAGACGCCGTGCGCCCACCAGAGCGGTTGACCGTATCCCAGGCGGCCGACAAGTATCGCAAATTGAATAACAAGGGAGCGTATGTCGGTCCCTGGAAGAACTCCGTGGTCCCGTATCTCGTGGAGCCGATGGACACCCTCACGAGCCTGAAATACACGGGCCTGGTCTTCGTGGGTCCGGCGCAATGCGGCAAGACCGAGATGTATCTAAACTGGCATACCTACAACGTCATCTGCGATCCTGCGGACATGATGCTGATCGAGGCGTCCCAGGGCCGCGCGGCCGACTTCTCCAAGCGACGGATCGACCGCCTCCACAGGGACACGCCGGACACCCAGGAACGCCTCATCACAGGCAAGAACTACGACAACACCTTCGATAAGCGATACCGTTCCGGCGCGATGGTCACGCTCTCCTGGCCCACGGTGAACGAACTCTCCGGTAAGCCGATCCCCAGGCTCTTCCTGACGGACTATGATCGCATGGACCAGGATGTCGGCGGGGACGGCTCGCCCTTCGACCTCGCGTCCGCTCGCGCGACCACCTTCCGGCGCTATGGCATGACCTGTGCGGAGTCTTCGCCGTCCCACCCTATCACGGACCCACGGTGGTCCCCCTCGACGCCCCACGAGGCCCCTCCTACCGAGGGCCTGGGGATCATGGCGCTCTACAACCGAGGCGACCGTCGGCGGTGGCACTGGCGCTGCATCGACTGCCATCTGTCGTTCGAGCCGGACTTCAACCTCCTGGAGTGGGACGACCTGGACGATCCACGGGAAGCCTCCAGGACGACCAGGCTCGTGTGCCCTCACTGTGGCAGCTACTACCGCCACGACCCCAAAGGGGGGAAGCCTGGGAAGCATCTCATGAACCAGAACGGATTCTGGTTGCGCGACGGCCAGAAGTTCACCCAGGAAGGCGAGATCATCGGCGAGGCTTATGAGTCCGAGATCGCGAGCTTCTGGTTGAAGGGGGTCGCGGCGGCCTTCTCCGAATGGCAGACGCTTGTCGTGCGGTTCATCCGTGCCGAGCGAGAGTTCCAGCGATCCGGTTCCGAGACGGCCTTGAAGACCACGACCAACGTGGACCAGGGGCGCGCCTACCTCCCGAAGTCGATGGCGAGCGACCGTGTGCCGGAGATGCTGAAAGACCGAGCCAAGCCCCTCGGCCAGAGAGAGGTCCCTATGGGCGTCCGCTTCCTGGTGGCCTCTGTGGACGTGCAGAAGAACCGCTTCGTCTGCCAGGTCCACGGTGTAGGCCAGGGCGGCGATCTCTGGATCATCGACCGCTTCGACATCCGGTATTCACGGCGCGAGGATGAGAACCGCGACGGCCAGGTCCACTACGTCAAGCCCTTCACCTTCCGCGAAGACTGGAGGGTGCTCATGGAGGAAGTGGCGCTCAAGACCTACCCTCTGGCCGACGGCTCCGGCCGTCACATGAAGATCAAGGATACGATCAGCGACTCAGGCGGTATGAACGAAGCCGCATCCAACGCCTACGAGTTCTGGAGATGGCTCAAGAACGGTCCCATCGAGACCGAGGACGACTACGAGCACTACAACAAGCTCTGGGTTCCTGGCCTCCACGGACGGTTCCATCTCTACAAGGGTGGATCATCTCCGACGGCGCCCAGGACGAAGGTGGACTATCCCGACTCTGGACGTAAGGACCGGATGGCCGGAGCCCGTGGGGAAATCCCTGTGCTCCTGGTCAACGTGACCCCGCTCAAGAACCAGATCGACGCCATGCTCGACCGCGACAAACCGATGGCCGGACAGATCAACTTCCCCGATTGGCTGGACATCAACTTCTACAAAGAGCTTTGCGTCGAAGTGAAGAACCACAAGGGCGTCTGGGAGAACCCGAAGTCCTTCCGAAACGAGTCCTGGGACCTTCTGGTGATGGCCCAGGCCGTCCTGATCGAACGCCGCTACGTCGGGGTCGAGCGGATCGACTGGACCGACCCTCCCTCCTGGGCGGCGGAATGGGACGTGAACGATATGATCTACGACCCTGTGACCCAGAAACAACCGTTTGCCAAAAAGGCCGAAGACGATTATGATCTCGACAACCTGGCCGAACAATTAGGATGATGCGATGCCCACATTGACCGCCGCGCAACGGCTCGTAGAAGCCGAGGACGCCCTCCACCAACTGGTGACGGGGACTTCCGCTCGCGTATTCGTGGACCAGAATGGAGAGCGTGTTGAATACACCGCCGCCAACCGTTCGGCCCTTAAATCCTACATCCAGGAACTCAAGGCAGAGATCGCCGGATCGACCCTTGGCTCCAATGGACCACTAAGGGCGGTGTTTTAATGCGAACATTCTCAGACCCAGATGAAGAAGCGAAATTCCTGTTAGGATTCGATGA